AGACTCTACTCGTCGCAATATAGAGCAGTTACAGCAAGAGACTATGAAGCAATAATACAACAGATTTATCCAAACACTGAATCAGTTTCAGTTGTTGGTGGTGAAGAATTAGATCCACCAGAATTTGGAACAGTATTCATTACGATAAAACCGAAAAATGGTGAATTTGTCTCCGATTTTGATAAAGGTGCAATTTTATCTAACTTAAAAAGTTATGCATTAGCAGGTATAAATCAAAAACTACTTGATCTTAAATTGCTATATGTGGAAATTGATTCTTTTGTATATTATGACCAATCAAAAATTACAACAGTATCTGAACTGAAGACCAGTATTACTAATGGTTTGTTGACATATGCTAATTCAACTGATTTAAATAAATTTGGTGGAAGGTTTAAGTATAGTAAACTATTAAATGTAATTGATAATATTGATGATGCAATTACATCAAATATAACAAGAGTTAGAATAAGAAGAAATTTAAAAGCTCTAACAAATCAATTTGCACAATATGAATTATGTTATGGAAACAGATTTTTTATTAATCCTGAAGGAAAAAATATAAAAAGCACAGGATTTACCATACAAGGTCAAAATGATATGGTATATTTTACGGATATTCCTAATAGACATAGTGATGGCACACTTGATGGAAGTGGTAAAGGTATAATAGCAATAGTTAAAGGTGATGTCGAATTATCGAGAGGTCAATTGGTTGTAGCATCAGCAGGAATTGTTGACTATGTGCATGGTGAGGTTATCATATCGACAGTAAACATAACATCAACTCAAAGATCTAATAATATTATTGAAATACAAGCATTTCCTGAATCAAATGATGTAATAGGTTTAAAGGATTTATACTTGAGTTTTGCTGTTGGAGATAGTGCCATAAATATGGTTAAAGACACTATTACATCTGGTGAACAGATATCTGGTGTTGGATATAAGGTTACATCAAGTTACGCAAACGGAGCACTGGTAAGAGGATAATATGATAACCACTGGAATTGATAAGAGAGTCAAAGTCCAACAGATAATTGAAAACCAAATACCTGAGTTTTTATTATCTGAAAGTCCAAAGGCAGTAGATTTTTTAAAACAATACTATATTTCTCAAGAATATCAGGGAGGTCCGATTGACTTAACTGATAATCTTGATCAGTATTTAAAATTAGATAATTTAACTCCTGAAGTTGTTGTTGGTGAGACAAAACTAACTACAGGTATCACAACATCGTCTACAACCATAAACGTCAGTAGCACAAAGGGATTTCCTAATGAATATGGTTTATTCAAAATCGAAAATGAGGTTATAACCTATACTGGCATAACAACTAATAGTTTTACTGGTTGTATTCGTGGTTTTAGTGGAATTACAACTTATCATGCAGATAATAATCCTTCAGAATTGGTATTTACGGATTCTTTAGCAATTAATCATGATGATGATTCAACTGTCATTAATTTGAGTGCTCTTTTTCTTAAGGAATTTTATAAAAAAACAAAAAAATCACTTACTCCTGGTTTAGAAAATGTTAATTTTGTTAATAATCTAGATGTAAGTAATTTTATAAAAAATTCCAAATCATTATATCAGTCAAAAGGAACTGAAGAGTCATTTAGAATTTTATTTAATGTTTTATACAATGAAACACCTAAAGTAGTAGATTTAGAGCAATATTTAATAAAACCATCATCCGCAGAGTATATTAGAAGAGAAATAGTTTTAGCTGAAGCAATATCAGGAAATCCCTCTAACCTAGTTGGTCAAACAATTGTAAAATCCACGGATTCTGCAACTAGGGCATCAATATCGGAAGTAGAACCTATAACAAGAAAAGGAAAGGTATATTATAAGATTGCGTTATTTGTCGGATTTAATGATATTGATTTAATTGAAGGTACTTTTAATATTCCTGGCAAAACAAAATCAATTACTAACGTATCAGCAGGATCTTCTGTTATAACAGTTGATTCTACAATTGGTTTTGGTCAAACAGGAACTTTAGTATCTGGAATAAGCACAAATATATTTTATAGTGATAAATCAGTCAATCAATTTTTTGGTTGTCAAAATATTATTGATAATATTTCATCTACAGATGATATTAGAGCAAATGAATTTTATTTTGGATATGAAAATGGTGATTTATCCAAAAAAGTTGAAGTAAGACTAACTGGAGTATTATCAAAATTTGTTCCAAAATCAGATATAAGATTATTAACTGAGGGTGAAAAAATAAGTGTTAGAAATGTTGGAGAAAAGATATTAAACCCAACAGAAAATAAAACAAGAAAACAAATATTTGCAAATTCATGGATTTATAATACATCATCTAGATTTTTAATAGAAAGTATATCTGGTGCTAATGTTGTTTTATTTACAGACGATATTGATAAATCTAGTTTAAAGATAGGTGATAATATTGAAATTTTATTCAGAAATGAAGAAACAAAAATAGTAACAGGTACTGTAGGTAATATTGATAAATCTACAAGAACAATATCATTAAATAATCTTGTTAATCAACCAGGTATAACCTTATATCCTGATCCAAATAGACAATATGATTTAAGAAGAGTTGTAAATCGAGCATTTAGTAATACAGTTGATATTGAATTTGGAAATAATATTTTAACTAGTGATGTTACTAACGTTTATAATGAATCTGATGTAAATTTTTATGTTGCCTCTAATTCACTCCCTTCATATCAAATAACAGCATCATTACCAAAATCAATATTACCAAATGCGATTGCAGGTAATGAATTACCTTTATCTGGATATGATCCAAATACTCTTAAATATCATATCTTATCATTTCCAAATCCAGTTCCATTTATAACTGGAGATGAAATTTTTTATACAGCACAAGGAACAGTATTACCTAATTTACCAGAATCATCATATTTTGTTGAAGTTTTAAGTAATCCAAACCAAATTCGTTTGTATAGATCAAGATCATTTATTCCTATAGGTGATTATGAAGAATTTGAAGCATTACCATCAGGATCGGGAACTCATACTTTTTCACTTGTTGGTATTCTTGAGCAAGAAGTAGCACCGCAAAAATTACTCAAAAAATTTAGTTTAAATCCAAATCTAACTAATTCAACTTCAATCAAGACAAATCCTGGCACAACAGGTATGTTAATTAATGGAGTTGAAATTAGAAATTATAAATCTAATGATAAAATATTTTTTGGACCTATTGATAAAATTGAATTATTAAATGGAGGAGAAAACTATGATGTAATATCACCACCTAATATTGAATTATCGAGTCCTGGTATTGGTAGAACTAATGCTTTGATAAGACCAGTCGTTACAGGTAGTGTTAAAGATGTTCAAGTTGACCCACAAAAATTTGATATACAAAAAGTTGTTTCAATAACTGTCGAAGGAGGAAATGGATCTGGTGCAGTGCTTGAACCAGTTTTATCTGAGAGAAGAAGGGAGATTTCATTTGATGCAAGATTATTATCAGACTCTGGTGGTGTTGATAATATAGATGAAACTATAACCTTTACTCAGAACCATAACATAATAAGTGGACAACCCCTTATCTATGATAGAAATAATAATCCTCCATTAGGTGTAGGAACTGTAGGTAATGATAGTGGGACATCTGTTGTTGGTTTAGGAACAACAACTCTTGTTAACGCTGCTACTTATTTCCCACAAGTAGTTAATCCCTCAACCATAAAATTATTTCAAACACTAACTGATTTTAATGCAGGTATTAACACAGTTGGATTTACTACCACTAATAAAATAGGTATCCATAAATTTAAATTATTAAATGATCAGAAAACACTCAAAGATGTAAGAGTTATAGATGGTGGAAGTGGATATGAAAATAGACAAGTTTTTGTTAAACAATCTGGTATTAACACAATAACTAACACTATTCACTTTGATAATCATGGATTTAACCAGGGTGATAAAATTGTATATGCAACGGCTGTCGGCATTGGATCAACTATACCAACATCTATAACTGGTTTAACAACTTCAACAGGTATAACAACAACAACTAATTTTTATCAGGTAATAAAGGTAAATGATAATTCATTTAGAGTTGCAAATGCAGGTTTAGGTGGAACTATAACATCGGAATTTGATAGAAGAGATTATATAAAGTTTTCAGATAAAGGAACTGGATTCCAAGTATTTAAGTATCCAGATGTAAAATTAAATATCAAATTTGAATCATCCAATATAGGTGTCGGAATAATCACTGCTACACCTGTCGTTAGAGGTTCAATCACTGATGTATTACTCTATGAAGAGGGTTCAGGATATGGATCTGATATTTTAAATCTTGAAAAATCAACTACAATAAACATAAAAACAGGAAAAGAAGCTCAGTTGAAACCCATTGTAACTGATGGTAAAATCTCCTTTGTTGAAGTTCAAACTAAAGGTCGTGAATATACCTCTGCTCCAGATTTAGAAGTAGTTGGTATAGGAACAGGTTTAGGTGCAAAATTAAGAGCAGTTGTAGAAGATGGAAAAATAACTAATGTAATTATTTTAGATGGAGGATTACAATATCAACAAGATAAAATTGATATAAAAGTAGTTCCACCTGGCACTGGTTGTAAATTAGAAGCAAAAACAAGAGGATTAACGGTTAATACTTTTGCAAGATATGATAATGAAGCACTTGTAGAAACAAATAATAAATTAGAATATTCAATTGTAGGATATTCAACACAAATTGGTAATGACACATTTGGAGATACAGGTAATGGACACTCACCTATAATTGGTTGGGCATATGATGGTAATCCAATTTATGGACCTTATGGTTATAGTGATCCAAATGATGATAATTCTTCAGTTAGAATTTTAAATAGTGGATATATTTTAGATCCATCTATTGTAAATGATAGACCAACAGGTTTTAGTAATGGATTTTTTGTAGAGGATTTTGTATTTTCAAATGCAGGTGATTTAGATGTGCATAATGGTAGATATGGTAGAACTCCAGAATATCCAAATGG